TTAATCTTCTTGTTCATTAGTTTCTCCTGTACGAGCTCTTTGGCTCTATAAAATTTCAACGTCTTCGATGAGTACTTCACAGAGTCCGTCTGTATCGTCCTCATCTCTGTACGCTTTGTCCACCTCAACGAGGAGGACGCCGTTTGCTTCGACTTCGATAATCGTCCCGAACTCTTCGGGAAGTTCATCGGTCTTGGGAAGGCACACTCTCTTACCTATCATATAGGCTCCTTAAAGAAGCTTTATGCTTCTCGCTCTTGATTCTGCACACCCAGACTTGATACTTTGACGTCCATCGAATAGAGGTCGGGCTCTTCCCGATCATGTTACAGATCAGTTCGACTCGACTCTTGTCTCTGGACCTAACATAGAAGTTTCCGGTGATTCCAAACGCTATTGTTTTCATAACGCAGAGGGAGCTCGATGTTGGAGAAGTCCGTTTTCGATCTATCTATCGCAGCCACTCCGGTTCGGATGTTAACCGAGAACATGCGGTCTGTTCTGCGACCATCCTTGACGCCCCTCAATCGTTGGGGCTACCTTCCCGCGATCCTTCGATCTTCCTTCTCTAATCCCCGATTTCGTTCACCACCATTCACGCCGCCATTAGGCGATCCAACTGGTATCAGTCGGTTCAGTCTGTCCTCTTTCGAGGATGATCTTTAATTGATCATAATACAATAATATCATACTTTGAGCTCATTTCCAAGACTCTCTAACGTTTTCTTAAAAATAGTCTGTAGCCCCATGTGGCGTATAGACTTACGCTCTTTTGCGGAGAACGGTTCATAACGACTTACAGACCGTCGGTCGGTTGGAAGGAACAGAGAATGAGCCTTAAGAGCGTAAATATATATCATATAATTACTTAAGAGAATCATCTTAATTCCATATGACATATAGACTTACAGGCGAAACGCACGACGCGAACGTCGTGCGACCGCGTTATAAGTCGTTACATAGTAATGACTTACGTGTCTTGAGGTCGACGGAACACCCTTTAATGGAAGAGAGTCGATAAGTCGTTATGGTGCATGGAGTTATGAGCCGTGACTCGATCCTTGGTGACGGCTATAAAGAGATCCACGTCACGCGAAAAATGTCGTATAAGTCTTTATGGCGTATAGGGTTACGTGAGTTCACGTGTATATGACTAAAATGATCAGATGTCACCACGCCGTCACCAAGTTAAGTTGTTACAATATAAAGACTTAGACTCTTTTGGTGACGCGGGTGACGGAGTTGACGGTCACTTTAGGCACTGGTCCATAACTCGTTTTGGACCAGTACGTTTTCTGGAATATGCCGTCAACGCCGTCACCAATTTGATCTAATTATATGAGACGTAAAGACTTACGACGTTGACACTCTGGTGACGTTGGTGACAGGACCTCTGTATCTCTATATATTGTATAGACTTACAGACCCACCCTTTTGACATCTGACTATTTTAATCATGTATATATGTACCCATATTGACAAGCATGGCGTGCTCCTAAGAAGCTTTATGAGCGTAGATGATATGTTATCATCAACTACATTAAAAGGCTCGTTAGGAGCGTGCCACGTTGATCGTATGTAAATTGATATATGATATTAAGTAAGTCTATACAACATAACAAATTAAAATAAACGTTGACTTCTCCATAGAGATATGATAATATATATTATGAGTACTGAGGTAAAAGAAAGAGAGACGTTCGCTGAACTTGCTGAGCTGTGCAACGTAGATGAACCTACGATTAGGTTATGGCTCAGCGATACGGGAATGTTTGAGGATTTTGAGATACAAGGTAAACGAGAGGTGATGGCCGCTCTTAAAGGTTACTTAGCGTGTCAAACTTCGATGACGAGAGGTCAAGATACTCGAATTGAGTTGAACGTAGGGCAAGATAGAATATATGCTTTAGAAGCACATGAGCTTCCTCTGTCGTGCAGAAAGTTAGCAGACTTACTCGAGGTCTCACATCAAACTGTATTACGAACCAGCGCCGAGCTGGATCATAAACCTCCCTTCGACGCGAATACTTGCTCCATGATAGCAGACGTGGTGTTAGGTGAGACGGATGACGAAAGCGGAGAATAAGAAAGAAGATCAATACCTCGAGAAGCTCGAACTCGTTTATCGAGAGTATGAGAAATCGCTTGATCTTGAGATTGCGTTGACCATCGTGCCATTAAATGACGCAGAGCGTGAACGTCTACTTGAAGATAAAGAGCTCGAGGCTCGTATCATGGTGCTGGATGCAAGAAATCGAGAAGACATGGTGGTGGACCTTCGTAACTTTAGCACGGGTGCCATGAGCGAAGGTGTACGTCTCGCAGCGTTGAAAGAGCTTGGCCGAACGTATTACCCTAAACGTTTCAAAGACATCGAGATTCCAGATAAAGTACAGAGAGTAATTCGATACGAGATTGTGGAGCCTGAATGATCTTGACCAAAGAGAAAGCAGCTCCACCCGTACGTCTCTGTAAAGGGTTCGCTGACCTATATAACGTTTATTCTCGCTACATGGTGGTGTACGGAGGTCGTCGTTCAGGTAAGAGTTTCGGTGTTAGTCAGTTACTTATTAGAAGAGCTTGTGAGTATAAACGTAAAGTCATCGTGCTGCGTAAGTACGCCACCACGCTTCGACTCTCCGTCTGGGCTCGGGTAAAGAGTGCGATTGAGGAGACGGGCATCACGCTCAGAGAATGTAACATAAACAAGACTGAGCGATCCATCGAGTTGCCGACGGGTTCAGTCTTCCACTTCATAGGTGCGGACGACCCACAGAAGTTGAAATCCATCGAGGACCCAACGGATTATTGGCTGGAAGAGGCTAATGAGTTCGACCCGATTGACTTAGATACGATAGATGCTGGCCTGTCTACACCCTGTTACCCATCTCCGCAGATATGGTTGACTTTCAATCCAATCCCGTTCGTTGAAGGCTACATTCCATGGCTCATGTCGAGGTTCATTAATGCAGTAAAGCATGAGTTAAGCAAGATCGCGATAGATGGCGACATCTGCATCTTTAGATCGTGGTATAAAGACAATCCATTCTGCCCTGATTCCACTAAGAAGTTACTCGAGGGTTACAGAGAGACTAACCCAGACCTGTTCAAGATGTGGGCGTTGGGTGAGTTCACCTACCTTGAGGGAGTCATATTTAAGAATTGGGATACTTGTGATGATGTACCTAAAGGTGTCGAGCTCATGGGCTTCGGTCTTGACTTCGGTTTCTCGAACGACCCTCTCGCTGTAACGAAGGTCTGGAAGTCACATGAGGATATCTGGCTTGAAGAAGTAATCTATGAGATAGAGCTCACGAACGATCAGGCGTCGGGCTTAATGGAAGAGCGAGGTATGCGGCGTCATGAAGATCACATCGTCGCTGACTCTGCTGAACCAAAGAGTATCAAAGAGCTGCGCAATCTCGGGTGGATCGTTACGCCTTGCGATAAGGGGCCAGATTATAAGCGTGCTGCTATTCGATACCTAAAAGGTTTCAGGATGCACGTCACGAAGCGTTCGATCAATTTGATCAAAGAGCTGTCAACGTGGTCATGGAAGAAGGACAAGGTATCTCAGCGATTCATGCCGATACCTATGGACGGTAATGATCATGGCATAGACTCAATAATCTATAGAACGTTCACTAAGGCTAAGATGTGGGGAGTCGCTGAATGAAATCTAAAGTAATATTAAAAGCTAACGACGGAGTTCACGAAGTTCAAGTTGAATTAACGTGGGAAGAAGTCAGAAAATTGCATCTTAGATTAGGTACAATAATTGACACACAGCTCTGGTCTGAATATAATATAGCTTCTAACTTATCAATTAGATTAGACGTATTCGTAGAGGGTGATTAAGCAAGATGAACTTCGTTGCTCGACTGAAGATACTTAGTCAGATGATGTTCTCGACGACTCGTTACTGGCAGTGGCTGCTTCCGAGGACTCTGTATAATTACTCTCGCGACGTTGGCGACGGTCTCAGGTCCTCCGTGCTGGTCGCTGTCTTATTCTGGGTGATGCGTCGGTTCGCTGAGGCTGACATGATCATAAAGGTGGACGATGAGGTCGAGCGAGACCACGAATTGTTGGACCTCTGGCACCGACCGAATCAGTTCTATAGTGGTCGACTCTTGCGGATGGCGATGAGCTTGTCGTACAACTCAGATGGAAACGCCTACGCGCTCAAGATACGTAATGCTCAATTGAAGCCTGTGGAGCTCTGGTACGTACCGCACTGGATGATGGACCCGCACTGGCCTCAGGGCGGCAAAGAGTATATTGATTATTACAATTACAATCCGCAAGGCGTGAACATTCCAGTAGACCCAGAAGACGTCCTTCACGTCAGGTTCGGGCTTGACCCGAACAACACCCGGAAGGGTCTGGCCCCATTAAAGTCACTCGTGCGTGAAGTATTCACCGACGATGAGGCCGCTAACTTCACCGCCTCGTTACTCAGGAACTTCGGCATACCCGGCCTGATCATATCACCCGGTGAGGATCAGGCTGAGATGGAGAAGGGTACGCCTGGCACGATTAAAGAGTTTTTTAAGGCCAAGACCGGCGACTCTCGAGGCGAGCCTCTCGTAATGAAGCGGAAGACAGAAGTTAAACAATTTGGCTTCAATCCAAAAGAGATGGACCTCGGTAAGTTACGTGAGATACCGGAAGAGAGGGTCTGCGCGGTCATAGGCGTCCATGCTGCCGTCGTTGGGCTCGGTACTGGGATGCAGCAGACTAAGGTCGGTGCGACGATGAAGGAACTCAGAGAGTCCGCCTATGAGGACTGTATCATTCCGATGCAGAATACTTTTGCTGAAGAACTTGATACTCAATTGCTTCCAGACTTTGAGACGGACCCAAAGCGCTATCACGTTGGTTTCGACCTCTCCAAGATTCGGGTACTCCAAGAGGACGAGAATAAGCACGCCGAGCGAGTATCTAAACTTACGGAGGGTAGCCTAATCACGATAGGTGAAGGTCGAGCAGAGCTGGGATATGAGGTGAGACCCGAGCATGACGTGTACCTGAGGCGATTTAACATGTTGGTCGTCCCGGCCAACGCTCTCGTGAGCGAACCGGAAGTGGCACCTGTTGATACGGGCGGCAACGGTGAAGATAAGATGCTTGGCCTTAAGTTGTTCTCCGTTTTCTCGCCGATAGGTTTGACGAAGGCCGAAGAGTGGCAGACGCGTCTCGTTCGAGCATTCTAT